TGTAACGTCACAAGGTTATCTAACATCCAGCACAGTTAATCAATACGTAGACAGTTTTACAGTAACAAACATCAGCTACTTTACCAATGATAAAAACTACATAACTGCAACATCTATACTGGTTAATGGCACTTATACCGTAGCATTATCTACTACAGGACAGTTAAATTTACCCGGTGCGGCCAACGCTGAAAGCGATAATGCCCGCATACAGAGCACCAACAGTATTGATGTCTTATCTAATCTGTCTATATGGACGTTTAGCTCAACAGGCACTTTAACTACTCCAGGTAGCCTAGTTCCTAATGCAGACAAGCAGTACGACTTAGGTAGTCCAACTAATCAGTGGCGTAGTTTGTATGTAGGTACTGCTACCATCTACATCGACAACATTCCACTGTCGATTAACACAGTAAACAACACCGTGGTTGTTGGTCCTGATCAAGGCCGATCCATATTAGCATCACAAGACTATGTTACTATTGCTATCAGCGGTATTCCAGCAGGACCAAAAGGTGATCAAGGTATTCAAGGTAATACAGGAACACAAGGCGTCCAAGGTCCGATTGGACCACAAGGTATCCAAGGTAATACAGGAACCGTTGGTATTCAAGGTCCAGTCGGTAACACAGGAACACAGGGTGTACAAGGTCCTATCGGAGATACCGGTGCACAGGGTATTAGCATTGTTCTAGTTGGCAGCAGTGCAACTACTACAGTTGAATCACTAGGTGCTGGATCTGCCGGACAAGGTTGGATTAATACAACTGACGGTGATGTTTACTTTTGGAACACATTAACAACACTTTGGGAAAATATTGGTCCAATCGTTGGACCACAAGGTGAACGTGGCCTGCAAGGTACACAGGGCGAGAAAGGCGATCAAGGTATTCCTGGCGCTAAAGGAGATACCGGTGCACAGGGCAGTACAGGTACTCAAGGAGTTGCTGGACCAACTGGACCTAAAGGTGATCAAGGCATTCAGGGAAATACAGGTACACAGGGCTTACTAGGACCTACAGGACCAAAAGGCGATCGCGGCGAAACAGGATTAACGGGTGAACCCGGTGCGACCGGTCCACGAGGCACAACAGGCACTGCGGCCACAGTTACCATTGGAACTGTTACAGTAAGCACATCTACTGCCAGCGTAACCAATGTCGGAACTACAAGTAGTGCAATATTTAATTTTGTTCTACAACAAGGACCGCAGGGAATTCAAGGACCTATTGGTAATACTGGAACACAGGGATCTGTGGGGCCGGCCGGCAGTAACGGATTTACCACTACAAGTACATTAGTTAACGGAACTAGCACAGTAAGTCTTAGTTCAACTGGTGAATTGACATTGCCAGGCGGCGTTGGATTACGATCAGTAGGCGTAACTGGAGCAGATGGTCGACAAAGTTTGGCCAGTACTAGTACGGATGGAAATTTATTCCTTACTGCCAACAGCGCCACAACAGGTAGTGTATTTTTACTAGGGCAACAGAATTATATTATATCAGGTTCAGATATATCCGATGGCGCCACTTACAAACAGTGGGTCTTTGGTCAAGATGGTTCGTTGTCATTCCCAGACAACACTGTACAGACTACAGCCTACCCCGGAGTATTAGTTCCAGCTAACGGCGATAATGTGAGCGGTGTTGCTAATCTAGTATTTTATGATGGCACTTGGAATAACACATCTAAAGTAGGAATTAACCCTGCTACAGGCTTTTTGACAATAGCCGGAACTGGCGGCGAAGGTGGTATAATATTGCCTAACGCGGCTACTATTACCAATCCAGCCGATGTGGTAGTATCCACCGGACTAAGACTAGAAATTACTGGTTCTGTATATGATCCAAATACTGGAGGTATAGAACTGCAACTGGAAGACCCGGCAATTGGAGCACTCATTAGTGCTAATCCTAGTTTTTATAGTTTTAGATTTGCATCAGGTGCAGCACTAGGAGTAACACTTCCTGGACTGTTTGTAGCAGTAGATACTCCTGCTCCGGGCAGTACTTGGAGATCACAAGGTTGGGGTCTAAACACTCCTAACATTTCATCTAATTTTGATTTGTTTTCTTCTGATTATGTTGACCCTTACAATGTTCCCGGATATTTAAAGTTATCTAGCGACACCAACGTAGACTGGGCCTTTGGCAAAGATGGTAAACTAAAATTGCCAGCAGGTGGTGATATCGTTGATAGCAACGGTACAAGTGTATTAGGTGGTGGAAGCGGCGGTGGATTATCTATCACCGACTTTGGTATTGGCTTTGTCAACACATTAGATGCTGGAAAGATCACCACTAGCAAGCTGTACAATAAAAATCCTAATCCGGGACTTAACAATCAATACACATTAGAAATTACCGATGGCGGTGTTGTTGTATTGCCAGATCAAAGCATTATCAACGGTGCTACATTAAAAACCGTAGCAGGCAACTATGCTGGTATCACAGCAGGCCCACAGGGGTCTGATGAAGATTCGTGGGTATGGGTTGACAACGATGGTGCTACTATTGCTACAAAATACAGCACAGATAATCATCAATGGAAGTTTGGTAATGATGGTGTGCTAACATTACCTACAAATGGAACAATTTCCTACACTCCGGATGATACAGACAACTGGAACAATCCCGCAGTAAATACCATACAGGCAGCACTTGATGAACTCGCGGCCAAGGTGGCGGCACTACAGAATTTTGAAATAGACGGCGGCAACGCCAACACACCAGCGGCTGGTGAACTACTAATAGACGGAAACGGAGTATAACAAATGGCAAAAATTAAATTTAGACGCGACACGGCTGCGGCCTGGACATTATCAAATCCTACACTGGCACAAGGTGAACCAGGATTTGAGTATGACACTGGCCTACTAAAACTTGGTGACGGTTCTACTCCGTGGAATCTACTAGACTATTCTAACGGCGGATCACTAACATCAACTAGCAGTATTCAAGTAGAAACTGGCGATGCTGATCGTTGGTTTGTTAGATTACGCAGAGAAGACGAAACAAATAATCCACAGTGGGACGGTGTAACAGTCTACAGCACCAACTATGACAGCGAAGGCAATGCTATTGTTGTTGCTAGAATTAACCTTAACAGTGACGGAATAGCAGTATTCAAGTTTACTCCAGCAGGTGAATTGATTTGGAAGAAGTCACTGGGTGCTGTCAACGGCAGTTACTATCCAGAAAGCAATGTGGCCATTGACAGTGATGACAACATCTTATTTGCGGTGAATCCAGATGACAGCAACACTCAGATTATTGTTAAAATCAACGGTGTCACAGGTGCTGTTATATTCAGTGAAGACTTGGTGCTTAATCAAAATTTCAATGTCACTGCCATTGCTATGGACAGCGAAAACAACATCATCATTGGTGGTGATTTTTACTACCAGGTCAGTGACGAAGATATAGCATTTGTGGCCAAACTAAACTCCTCTGCTGATACAATTATCTGGCAACGATCACTAATGGTTGACAGCGGCTACTCACACATCCGTGCTCTAGCAGTGGATTTTAATGATGACATTGTGATAGCTGGCTCTGCTGAAGTTGTACACACAATCAGCGAAAATACAGTTACAGATAAGGTAATGTTAGTGGCCAAGATCACTTCAGCAGGCGGATCAGCTTGGCAGAAAACTGTATCGCTAGATGAAGTCAATGAAGGTCAAGTATCAGGCATCAGTCTTGACAGTCTGGGCAACATCTATGCCACTGGTAGTTATTGGGTTGACTCTCCTACCTCACAGCAGTTTAACGGTCGCAGAAGCAATGCCATTGTGGTATTCAAGATGACCGCACAGGGTGCTATGGTATGGGATCGTAGAGTTGGACCCGGCGAATGCTTTTGGGTAGGTGTTAGCACAGCGGTAGGTGACGATGGCGACTTATACTTGTATGCCAGCACTTATCAATACAGACTAGCAGGCGAGGTAGACAACGCACAAAGCGGATATTGGAATGCCACATTGGCTCTGGCCCGATACAACAAGGCCACAGGTGCTGTGATTTGGCAAAGTTATTTTGACAATCCCAACGCACAAGAAGTTCCAGGAGAAGGTAACGATGCTCCTTGGGGTGGTATGATGACAGACTTAATGAGTGTTCAAGGCAATAAGATTCTTATTGGCGGTGCTGTTAGACTTGGACAAAGTGGTCCTGACTTGGACACACCGTGGGGCAATAGTGATTACTTCAATCAAGGATTCCTAGCACAGTTTGACACAGCGGCTACCGCTTGGTCAGCAGAAGGTTGGACACTGAGTACAAGCCGTATTCCAGGCAAGTTAACCAATACACTAGTAGCTGTTAACGGTCCAACAGTACTACAAAACGATATTAACATGTCCAAAGACGGCTCTGGAAACATCGTCACACAGGCGGTGGGTGTCAGCGTAAGACGCACAGCCAGCAAGGTCAACACTTGGACATTTGGCAAAGACGGTACATTCTCAGCACCAGCAGATGCCAACATCAAATTAAATCAACGTCAGTTGGGTTATGCTACTATGTATGGTGTATTCCCTAACTATAACGACGACATTTGGTTTGAAAGTGTATGTCACGATCGTGACGGATTTGCCTATGCTGTGGGCAGTAACTATTGGAACAATAGCAACGCACACATTTACAAATTCACTCCAGAAGGTGCCGTAGTATGGGCAACTCAACTGTACAGTGGTGCTGGGGCACGGTTTAATGTTTCCGTAGTAGACGGCGTTTACGATACTGTCACTGTGGACACAGGTGGCAATGGATATAAAGTAGGGGATAGGATAGTTATCAGTGGCTACGATCTTGGCGGTAACAATGTTAATTCATTAACTTTAGAAGTAGCAACTATAACTAACAGTGATTATTATGTGGGATCAGTAGACACAGTTACTATTGTGTCCGGCACGGCTGTCAGCGGCACCAACAACTACACCGGCGTTCAGGACTATTATGACAACGCAGAATGTCAAGTGCGTTCAATGACCTTTGATCCAGTCACTGGCAATCCTGTAGTGGTAATTACAACTCCAACATTCAACGGTGACACAATGGACAGCGAGTGGACTGAAACTGTGATATTACAGATTGATTCAGGATCAGGCACAGTGGTTAACACAACAACACTCAGAGACGAAGGCGATGTATACGCTTATGATGCTGATGTTAGTTCAACTGGTAAAATAGCTGTAGTTGGTCAAAAGTTTAACGAGTATGCGGAATACGGTAGTGTTACTCCGTTGGCAGGAAGCGGTGTTGATAAGTTGTGGGTTGCCAAAGCAGACATTGATGCTGAACATTTCCCAGGAGAATCTTTTAGTAACTATAGCGACTGGTGGATTACTGGCAGTGACATCATTGACCAAGTTCGAGTTGATAATGTTAACTATTACGATGGCTTAACTGGTGCGACACGTCAAGGTAGTGGGGCAGTATTTCAAGTAACTATTGACAGCAGTAATCTTATTTCTGGTTTAGCTGTAACTACTGGTGGCACAAACTATCTACCTGGACACAAACTTATACTTGATAGTGGAGACTTTAATGGCGGAATAGGCGAAGGCACTGACGTTATCATCACAATAACAGTGGTTGATGGAAGCGGCGGTATCACCGGAGCAACTGCCGCGTATTCAGGCCCTGGCAGTGCCCTTGAAGGTCTATACACAAACATAACTAGCACACCCTATCAAACTGGTAATGGAGCAACCTTTTACGCACAGTTTGATCCAACTACTGGCGTATTTAACTACGGTGGAATTAATACAGTAGGACAAAACTATGTAGTGGGTGATGTGATCACTATCCCAGGAACAAGTTTTGCTGGCGGCACAGCACCTGCTAATAATGTAACTGTTAACGTTACCAACGTTGACGGTACTGCTCTTGCTAATCCAATAACCATTAGCGGCAGCGTTCCATCAACACACTTATTACTCAGCACTGATATGAGTGTTGACTTTGCTGACGTTGAAGCAACATTTGCTATCAAGCAGAATTTAGACGGCGAAGCATTTGTGTGGACACCAGACATGACCATTGCCATTGGTGGGCCAACTAGCGATGTGTTTACTGGCGTAGCGTGGAACTCTACTGGCACACATTTGTATGCTGTGGGTAACGGGCGCTATGAAGTAAACTATGATCAAGCACTGGTAGTCAAATATTCAAGTACAGGCACAGTACTGGCCAGCAAGTTTGTTAACGACGACATGGGTGAACAAGATGCTTATAGAGGAGCAGTGGCTCTAATGGCCAATGACAGCATTGTTGTAGTACACCAAATGTATAACAACAATAGAGACGAAACAGACGAAATACTAGTCACCAAGTTGGACAGCAGTCTAAACATCATATGGCAGCAGTTTATTGGTGTTGATACAGATGATGGATGGGAAGGTCCGGAAAGCAACATCAGTGTAGCAGTTGATCCTGCTACAGATGAGATTGTAATTGCTTGGGAAGTCACTGACTACACTGATATTATTAACGACCAAGCCATCCATATTGTTAAGTTAGACACCGACGGTGAAGTTGTTTGGAAACGTTTGTTTGGCATACACGAAAGTGACACTCAGTTGAACTATGAGGGTTATGGCAACAAAGCACTGAGCATACACGGTGACCAGTTTACATTGGTAGGCTTTACTGATGCTCCGGATGATGATACTGACAATGCGTTCATCGTTACACTACCATTGGACGGTACAGGTGTTGGCCTACATGGTTTATGGACCTATGCTGAACCTAACGATGACAAGATTAAAGTTTGGAGACTAAGTGGTCGAACAAGCACAACGTTTACTCCTACAGCTCACAGTAATGGCATTATAGCCGTGGACAATGTCAAGTATTACTACACCAACTACCCAGAAGAACAGTTCACTTTCTATCCACAGACAATCCTGAGCAATGAGGGTGGTGCCATTGAGTTTGCTGATGGTAGCAAGCAGACATTCAGCACAGCCATTGTGCCACAGGTGAAGATCAGTGCTGGTCGTTATACACTGAAAACAGAAGATAGTGGTCGTCATATTCTCGTCGAAAGTGAAAACTATGCGATGGTTATTCCTAACTGGAAAAAAGTCTCACTACCAGTTGGGTATACTGTGACCGTCATCAACATCAGCGGCAACGATGTTCGTGTAGAGTGTGAGTACAGTAACAACGGCGGAACGGGTGAACTATGGTTATCAGGCGGGGATATGAAAACTCCTGCTATTAGATTCCCTGACAGCGGTTCAGGACAGATGATTACACTGATCAAGATCAAAGAAGGCACCCGTTCAGACGATGCTGAAAATCATGGTGATGTTTGGATGGTTGCTGGTGCTGACATTATTAACGACGATTAAGGATACGCAATGAGCATTATGCTAACATTAATAGGTGCTGTTGTCAGCAGCGGCTCTGGCGGAGGAGGAACTCCAACAGCCTATGCCACATACGGAGCAAGCCCTACAGAAGGCTACGGTACAGATGTCACTATTCAGGTGTCAAACTGGACTGGCAATCTTGTTTACTGGACCGTAGTAGGCAAAGGTGAGCCTACTGCTGATCCTGCCACAGACATGACTGGCACATTGTCAGGCATCTGGGATCCAGGCACAACTTCCTTCGCGCAAACTGTTGCGACTACTATAGGATTTGTTGCTGACACAACCACAGAAGGTACGGAGTCTTGGGGTGTTCTTTTGGGATCTAGTCCAGGTGCTTCTGATTACTATGACAGTGGTGCTTGGTCAATCACTGATGCTAGTACGGGACCAACTTACTCACTTGCTTGGGGCGGAGGCAACACAGCTAATGAAGGAAATGCTCAAACATTTATTGCCGGTGGCACTAACATCACTAACGGCACCTACTACTGGACTTTGGAAAACAGACTTAGTGATTTTGACACAACTAGTGGAACATTTACCTATACCAACAACGCAGGCGAATTTACAGTAACATCTATCAGCGACAATATCGCAGAAGGATTAGAGGCCTATCGTGTGACCATTCGTTCGGATAGCATCACTGGCCCAATACTAGCAACTCTCAGCGCAAACATTAATGAGAGTACAGGCGGTACTGGATTTACAGGTTTGAGTATCGCAGATCCTGGCGCTAGTGCTTGGCAGATCAAACAAGACTATCCTGCCAGCGCAGACGGATTATATTGGATCAAGAACCCAAATATCAATAGTGGTACACCATTCCAAGTCTACTGTGACATGACTACAGCAGGCGGAGGTTGGACTCTGGTGGTACAGAATAACCTACGAGATGGGTGGGACGATAGCACAGTATTATTACGCAACAGCACAACTCCGCCCGCTACATTAGTTGACTATGCCAGCACACAAAGCGCCGACAACAACTACAGCATACTGGCATGGGCAGACTACATCAAGAAAAATGTCAGCGATGCCCAACAGACATTTGACTATATGTTGGATGCGGGTTATCGTGGACGCAATGGCGGTGCGTGGCGTGCTAATGAAAACTACAGTTTTGTAGATACATATACTCCAGGCACATCACCAGCAATGGGTACACAGCAATTGGGTGGAGTAGGTTATCGCAAAGACATCACAGAATTGGTAAAATTTGACGCAGGTGCTCCTGGCGATACTGCCTCTTGGACCTACTCAGCCGACACAGTTGAAGCCCGTATGCCATATCTAGCAACATCTGGTAACTATCCTGGCGGCAATATGATGTTGGGCACAGACAGCGATGGAGCATGGTGGGGTACAATTATATCACTGAATAGTTTTAATCCAGCACCTTGGTTCCAACAACTTGCGAGTAGAACAAGTAGTATAAGTGTTTCAGATCCAAGGGTCATTTGGTACTGGGTAAGATAATAAACAAGGAAAATATGATAGAACTAATATTGGCAACTCTCTTAATGACACACTTGACCATAGTGTCAGTAACCCTATACCTACATCGCAGTCAAGCACATCGCGGCGTAGAGTTCCATCCAGTAATAAGTCATTTTATGCGTTTTTGGCTATGGCTTACAACTGGCATGACTACCAAGCAATGGGTAGCAATACATCGTAAACATCATCAAAATACAGATGTAGAAGGCGACCCACACAGTCCGCACATATTTGGCATTTGGAATCTAGTATTTGGCGGCGTCAAGTATTACAACCGAGCAGGCGGTGACGCTCACATGGTTATGAAATATGGCATGGGCACTCCCAAAGACTGGATCGAACGTAAACTATACATTCCATACCACCGCTGGGGTGTTCTTGTAATGTTGGCCATAGACTTGGCATTATTTGGACCTTGGGGATTCTTAGTATGGGGGGTACAGATGATATGGATTCCTTTCTGGGCTGCTGGATTTATCAACGGAGCAGGACATTGGTGGGGTTATCGCAACACCGACACTAACGATAAAAGTACCAATTTAATGCCAATAGGTATATGGATTGGCGGAGAAGAACTACACAATAATCACCATGCAGACATTGCCAATCCCAAGTTTAGCCGTAAATGGTACGAATTTGACATAGGTTGGATGTATATCAAGGGCTTGGAGTTTTTAAAGCTGGCTACAATTAAACGATAAATATCACACTATGGCACTTAACGGAATATCAACACTGGCAACAAAAGAGCTGAGGCAAAAAGCCAAACTAGATTTGGCCGCAACTAAACGTGCCGTCAGCGGTAATCCGCGAGCAACCTACGATATCACACAGTTGCCAACACAATACAATGACAATATAGTGGTCAACAATCCCAACATAGGCGGACTGGTTGCTGGCCGTCCTTGGATTGCCACAGTTGGTGCATTTACATTCTACGAAGCATTTGGAACAACGTCAGCAATATCAACTACGCAGTATGTTAGCGGTAATAAGATTTATGTTTATTCGTCAACGTTTGATGTTCCAAACTATCAAAATGCCAGAGTAGTTGTCAATGACATTGAAGTGTTAAATATTGGCGACCGTGGACATAACATGGTAGTGTTAAACTCCTACGGTGATGTTGTCAGCATAGCCAACTACGATACCTACGGAGTTCCTGGTGACGTAACAGCATTGGCTAATGCTTTAAATGCTGTGGCTAGCGGTAATATAGTGGTTCTTACAGTGTGGGATGCTAGTGCGGTAAATCAAGGAGTACGTTCAGCATTAAATACAAGGTATGGATCAACTAACAATAATACTTGGACAGCAAGTAGAGTAGGTCATATCTTCATTGGCGAAAAATAACAAAATGAAAAAACTATTATTAATCCTACTAATCGCAGTAGCGGCAATGCCTGCACTGGCACAAAAGACGCCAGTAGGTGTTACCTATGACGCACAAATTATCAGAGCAACGGATGGCGATACAGTTGTTATCGCCGCACCCTTTCTACCTGCACCCCTCAAGCCAGAGTTAGCAGTAAGAATTTACGGTATTGACACGCCAGAGAAAGGATTTCGCGGACAATGCGACAGCGAAAAATCTCGAGGTGAAGACGCTAGCGTTTTTACTAAAGCTCTTATAAACAAATCAACTAAACGTCAAGTTACCCTATACGGATGGGACAAGTACGGTGGTCGTGTACTTGGTGACATCATACTAGATGGACAGAGCCTACGTCAAGCATTAATTGCTAATGGACATGCTCGCGAATACTACGGTGATGCCAAACAATCATGGTGCCAATAATGAAATCGTTTAAACAATATTTTAAAGAAGCCACACAACCTAAGACTAAAACCAAGTCTAAGGTTAATCTAGGTCCTGATTTAGACGCTCCGCAATATGATCAACCACTATCCAATAGAACTCCGGAACAAAAACCGCAAGCACCAGCTGATGCACCTGAGCGTAAAAAAGCGTCAGCATCAGCTACTGCTCGTGCAACAGCTGGTATACATAATCCACGCATGGGAGATATGTTAAGCCGTATACGTAACATAGAAGCAGAACCCGAAGATGACGATTGGGGATTTGCCGAACCTGATACTAATACAGCATTAAATACAGAAGTCCGCACTGCTAACTTGCCAGCAGTGGCAAGTGCAAACCTACAGACAGCTGGTGTACAAAGCCCAGATTTCCATAAGGTATCAAACTTACCGGGCAACATGAGCCGTGCTATTCGTACACTAGGCAAACAGTTATTCCGCACACTAACACGCACTCCTACAGATGATGTGTATGTAGTAGCCAACCTAGGCGGTCAAGGTCCTAACTCTACGGGCGAAGTAAATGCCGTAGCTAACTGGGTCCGTAAAAACGGTGATGATCTAGGAGATGGCAACATTGACTTCGACACTACTATTCCTGGCTACACCGCTGACATTAAGCAATATTCAGCTGGCGGAATCCGCTGGTTATTAGTACAAGATGAATTCGGCAACTACATATACTCGTGGCCAGAAGGCGACAGCGTAGAACACGCAAATCGCCGTGAGATCACTCAAGACCGCCCTAGATTAAGTTAAGATAAATACTCTTATGAAAGCCACAAGTTACCAAATATTTGCACAACTATGCGAAAGCCTAGTATTTGAAGCCAGTTCGTCAATGGACATTATCCGCGGATTACCCGGCGGTGCCGAAGTAGTAAAACAACTACACCGAGAAGGCGATCTTGGACACGAGCAAGCATACAAACCTATTGCAAAGATTGCATGGAGTGAATTAAAAGATTCATACCGCGGCGCTTGGGTCATTATGAAATATCCCAACGGTGTTGGTGCTATCAGGGCCACCGGCGGCAATACTGGTAGTTACGTAGCAGCCGCTAGTACAGGTGGAGAAGTAAAAAATTATTCAGATAGTCGTGGCGGAAATGTATTAAATTTCCTAAAAAGCGAACTAGGCGGCAACCCACAAAAAATGTGGGCTGGACAAGATACTGGCAATACTAAAACACTTAAAAAGACTCGCCAACAGGCTAAACAAAGTCTTGAAAAAGCCACAGTACTGAATCAGGACACATTGGTTCAAAAATTCAGCCCGTTATGGAACAAAGCCATGACCACAGCCATAGCTGATATCAAAGGCCATGTTGCTAATCAGATTAAAAACGATGCGTTTGAAAAAGCTGAACGCAAGATTGCACAGTTAAAAAAATTAGATCAAGCTATAATGAGTCTTGATGCTGGCGAAAAACAAAGACCTGAGTTCTTAAATGCCGCTATTAGTCAAGCAATACACATGGCTGCACATCACTACTATCCAAACGAAACTGGTGAAATTAATCGCAGTTACCATGGATATTCTGCACAGCGTCCCGAAGGCATGCAACTACTACTCAAAGACATTTCGAGTGGCGACCAAAAGAAACTAGGCGCTGTATTATCATTTTTTAAACGGGCATTGATCACAGGATGAACTTTAAACAAATATTTGAATCTAAATTAGCACTAGCAGAAGCCAACATTGCCGCTAAGATCATCAATGATCCTAAGATGGCTAAGATGATAGGCCTTGCTTGGCGTCATGATGCAACACTACCGCGCACACTAGTTGCCCGATTGGGACCTAAGCCGTCCGATCAAGACATTGTCAAGGCGTGGAGTCAGTTGTTAGATGACACACTACGTAGCAACAACTATGGTGACTTGTCTGCAGATGGACGGTTTGATGACTGGCTTACACGACTATACATCAACGGCGCTGCTGACTACGAAGATATTAACGGTGAGGGAGGCGATGCACTAGGTGCTTGGTATGCATTAAACAAGCGTAGCCTACTACGCCCAGCTGATCAAGATTTTAACAAGTTTAAGAGTATTAAACAACTACAACGTATTCGTAACGACCGTGGCTATCGCAATGAACTAGATCGTATTAAAGATGCCGAACATATCGAAAAGATGAAGCGTGAAAAGAAAGATGTTGTGGTAGTAGACAATGATCGTTACTTTGCTATTGTTCCATTAAACTACGGTGCTTGCTATACATTTGGTAATGCAGAAGGTTACAAGCCAAACTTTTGTACTAACTCAAGTTCAGGGCTTCGTTGGTTTACTAACTATGCGCCGAACGGTATGATCGTTAGTATTACAGACAAACAAAATCAGGATGTTGCTGACGGTAAATGGCAGTTTCATGCAGCCACTAATCAAATTGTCAACGGTGATCAAGACAGTCGGCACGATCGTCAAGGTAACGATGCAAAATTTGCTAAACTATTTCCAGGACTGATGACGGAAATTATTCGCGGCATTCAAGCACACGGTGAAGAAATTAAACAAGGCAGTACTGAACTAGTTCGCGGTGGATACGATATTCCAAAAGAAATTGCAGCTATTCAAGAGAAATATCCACTAAGCGTGGCAAGCAAGGTTGAAGCTGAACCAGATGCAGAGCCAGGTGCTGAAGACGATCCAAATGATGGTCCAGGAACATACGCAGTAACACATATTCCCACAAATCGCACGGCAAATATTCCAGCTAACGATCGTACAGATCTAATGGGCAAACTAAATCGCAAGTATCCAGAGTATCCAGATACGGACTATAGAATTGTTAAACAACAAGATCAATAAAATGAAAGACGATCCAAAAGCAATAGCATTGTTATTATCTGTGGCTATTGCTGTTATTTGGTTTTCTTGCTATGTCAAATAATCAATACCCAGTTACACCAGAACAACAAGGTGATGAGGATTATAAATTAAATCCTTATAGCCCAGTATGAAAGGTTGGATGCGGACTAGAAGGAATCTACTATGAAAGCAAGTGAGTTTATAACTGAACGTAAAAAGCGCAAGAAGTCACGCGGCATGTACTATGGTTGGTATGGATACGGCGGAGACTATTCTGGGGATAGTGGCGGCGATGGTGGCGGCGAAAGCATACATCAGGAAGCTGTATATCCAGGCAATATTGGTGCTATGGAAGTGGCTCAATTCTTTATGAAGGCATCTTCTGAACAAAAAGCACAAGTCAAACAACTGATTGCCAATAAAGAATATAAGTCTGCTTGGAACATTATTCAGACTGTATTAAATGTTAAATTGCACGGAAAACAATTTGCTTAAAGAACACCTACCTTATTATAAGGTAGGTGATAAATAAATGTATGTATTACATTTATGCTTATATTAATCCTAACACCGGTCTCCCTTTTTATGTAGGTAAAGGATCCGGTTCAAGAAAGTTTGACCATCTTAATGAAAATTCTTCAAAAAAAGAAAACAAAGAAAAATGGCAAATGATTAAACATTTAATCGATTCCGGAACTCCGCCTACTATTGTAGAGCTAGAAAGTAACATTGAAAGCGAACTACTGGCTTTTAATCGAGAAGACTATTATATTTTAAAATATGGCAGACTGGGAATAGAGGTTAACGGTATATTAACTAATAAAACAATTGGAGGTAAGCAACCTCCTGTTCCTAAATGGGACGCAGCTGATCGAAAAAGACATAGCGAGTTTAATAAAACTTATTGGACTCCTGAACGTAGAAAAGCTCACGGATTAAAAACTAAAGGCAACAACGGCGGCAAAACTTCTGTAGGAACTGTGAATGTTACAGACTTAAACGGAACTAATAAAAGAATTTTAAAATCAGTATATGACGGAATGCCTCGTTCTGATAATATAAATAATTGGGAATACGTTTCTGTCTCTTCTAAAGAATCTAAGAGACGGAGACAAACAAACACACCTTAGGACCCGTTATTCGTAACGGTTTGTGTGTGCCCGGGTGCTGGGCTAGTATGGTAAGGAGTCGTGCCCTTGGAAGCCATTCTTAAAACGACCACTTATAAAGAAAGGACTCTTAAGAGTCCTTTCAGTGTTTTATAGTATAACCTACTTGTGTGCGCTATGCGCCTTCCTTTATTTTTTTGCGCCTGAATTTACAAAACCATACATTTTTTCTGCGGCCTCTAAAATTTTATCAAGACCTGGAAATTCTGGCATAGTAACAGAGCCAACTAATTCTCCGGTCTTTTCATCCTTTTTAGCTGTTAATTCCCAACCGGCATATTTGTATTTGTATTCTTCGATAACAGCATCTTTAGCCATAGCTAAGATATCGCTTCTAATTTCGTAACCATTTTTTGATTGGTTGAATTTTACTTCTGGTAGTTTTGGAGTTTCGAATGACATATTATGCTACCTCAACTTTGGCAGCTTTTTTAGATACTTTATTAACCGCTTTATTAGCATTGGTGTAAAATGCTTCTGCGATTGCTAAGGTGGTATTAACTTGACCTTTGGCAAATTCGGCTTGTGCATCTATTAATTTGACTAGTTCTGCTTTGAATTTTGCGTCTGTAACGAAAGTCTCTACAAACTGCTTTTTGCCGTTTTGAACGGTGTCGATGATTGAATCAAATGAAAACATTGTAAATCTCCTTGTGTATGTGTTTCTGTGTACGACAGCAACTTTGCTGTCCGAGTATTTATTATATAGATATATTATCTATTTGTAAACTGAAGTGGCTATTTTACTTAAATGACCAAGACAATAACGATCTCTTAAGAGCATAATCAAATATTGCTAGATTAGTAGACACTTGCTCTTCCACAAAGGTACTGACATTAGGACTATCTAGCTCAATATCAGCTAGTGTTTCCCCATGCTCTGAATGAATATGAATGCCATTTTTAAGGCAAAGGTGCTTGATTGCCGCATTACTAGATAAACAAACCATACAGCCCTTAAGGATACCGTGGGTGCGACAATAGCGAATACAGCGACTCATTAGCCTGTTGCCAAGCCCTTGTCCTTGATAATCTTTGTGTACCGAAAACGCCAGTTCCATACCATTACGGGTGGCAACATGCCCTACAGCAATAATATCTAACTGTTGATTCTCAATACAAAACAGTATGTGATGAACAACATCCTTTTCAACGCTGTCGCATACAGCATCAATGCCTTCGTCGCTTATTTGATATCCAAATCTCAACAGTCTACTAGTCTCGTCTAGAGTTTTAAGATGCGCTCTGTACTTTGGATACTCTTGTACAAGTAGTCTGCGAACCATGGGCATCAGTCTCTGTACATGGCCTGTGCTTCTTTGTATTTGCCGTTACGTGCCAAATTAGCAGCTTGACTAGCATATCTCAATGCGTTGATAAAATTCATGATTGATTGAATGATTTTCATATTATAGTCCTCTTGCCCAGGTTTCTGGCTGTGTTTGGTATTCGCGAGTTAACTGATCAACATCAGCATTGGTTTGTGGATTCTTGCTGTTAATGTACTGCTCTAGGCTGTTTGCGCCGTTTGATTTAAATACCTGTGCTACTTGCTTGATAATTTTAAACATTTTGTGTTTTTCCTTAAATTTAGTGTAGACTCATGGTTTTCACTTACTTCTATTTATCTTAAGTATAGCATCAGAAGACTACATTTTTGTTGCAATTGCACATATATTTTTGCCAAAACGTTGTGTATAATGAATTAACAGCATAACTAAATATTACAAAGGGAATATAATCGTGAAAAGACATACTCGTAGCTTGCTAGAAGAACTTAACGACATAGCTGTTCAAAAAGATGCCGAAGCTGTCATTGAAAGCCGTGCTGTCCATGTTATTAATTCAGCTATTAATCTACTGGGACTAATACGTGAAAACTTCGACCCAGAACTAGCATACGAACTAGAGCGCCGTTTCCTTAATTCAATCAAGGGTGCAGACCCTGCCAAATTCACACGTGGTATCCGCAAACTACGTGACTCTAAAGACACCAAACACAGTCTACGTATCATTGAAGGCGACGCTAAAAACGACGATTAGAGCTGGTTTTTCCTTAATTGGATAAATACTCTTACACAATACTCCAGAGGGGAGTATGCCAATCGAGATTAGGAGAAATATATCATGGCAGGAATCACAAAAATTCACGGTAATGTATTACCAGCTCAGTTTTACGGACGCGAGCTACAGATCATTGCAGTTGCTAAGACAAACATGACACAAGCTGACGTTGACGCAATGTACACAGCATTGAGCCTACGTGCTACTGTATCAGCAGTCGGTGCTTTCACAGCTGGTTCAAGCGACTCAATTCAGTTCATCGTTGAAGGTCTAGCGTTTACTGGTTCACAGTACACAGCAGGAACATACCTACAAGAGCTATCAGCTGCAACTGGTTTAACAGTTACCGCCGTTGCTCTATAATTTAGAGTAGTTTAAAAAGCAGTCGACAAGGGAGTTTTTACTCCCTTTTCTTTTGACTATAAATACATTATATAGGTAAATAATGGACATAATAGAAATACACACCCTTGTTGACATCACCAACACAGACGTTAGACGCATCAATCAAGGGACCCAACAAGAGTTAGACCAATTCCGCAACTGGACCACCCTGATGCAGTGTATTGGGCTACGTGCCATTATGACCTATGATCATAACCCTACCTCAAAAATCATTGATGTCAAAGGACTAGGATTTGGCTCAGCATACCAAGGAAAACACCGAGTGTGGACTTTTGAGTTTCGTCCCGATCGTACTGGCGGGTTTGCCCAAGGCGACGATCATGTGGCACTGCTTCAACGCGATTTAGACAAGGTCCCAGTGATACTAAATTTGACAGAAACAATAAATACAGTGCAGGCAGTGTTCGATTTAAATGATAAATCTTTTACAAATACTGTGGTCAAGGCACTTTAGGCACATTTGAAAAATACGCAGTCCAAACCGGGGAAGTACATTTTGGAGAGAGAAAGTGACATCAAGAACTACAGAAATTGAAAAAGAAAACCTAGAAGCCCACGTTGAATTATGTGCTGAAAGATACAAACAGCTCGACAATCGCCTTTCTACGATTGAAGGCAAAGTAAGCACCTTACAAGAAACTATTGAAAAAAGCCACATGAGTATGGTTAAAGTATTGATAGGTACAGCGGGCACTGTAATAGCTGGAGTTTTATCAACTATGGTTGTCGTCCTAACAAAACTGCCTCACTAATATGCGAGCAAGAGAATTCTTTAAGGAAGCAAATTTATCCGTGCCGCCGGGCAACGCAGCTCCTGGGGAAGAAAAACAAGACATTGGAAAGCTAACAGCTGGCATTTCTGATCTACAAAAACAAATAGCCGATTTACAAAAAGCCGCGCTACAACAGGCCACACAACCAACAGCACAAGCTCAACCTGCACCAGGTCAAGCCGGAGTTGCTCAAACTGCCAAAGGCACAGTTGGTCCAGGTACACAACCACAAGCAGCGGCTGGCACAGTTCAAACAGCGCCAGTTACCGCAGCACAGCAACAAGGCCAACCGATGGGTCAACCACCAGTTGCAACCGCCGCAGGTAAACCAGTACCTAAGACTGCGCAGGGAATTGGACAACCGCCTCAAGTCACTGCTATGAAAATTAAACAGCAGTTAACACAGAATCAAAGCCAAGGCTCATGAAAATACATCAAGTTCTAGGTGCTCCCTCCATTCTTCTCACCAACGAAGAAAATGAATTTATCAAGAATCATCGTCAAGAGATTCCCATCCACTCTTTGTTCGATAGAGAGGAAGTGCTGGCTCGCAATTTGGTCCGCAAGGGTGTGTACGAAATAAGTAACGATAGCACACATATAACTCTCAAGACAAATGCCATTAACAGAAAAACACCTATTTGAAAAGTTTGAACAATTAGCCCAAGCAGTTAAACAAGAGTTTAAAAGCAAAGGAATTGTGCTACCTACTCAGCAAAAAAACGGCAGTGTCCAAATTGGCACATATTCTGTTGTAAAAAGAACCGGTGCGTATTTTATTAAAAACAGTAGAAATCATGATGTAGCCGGACCATTAAATCTAGCTCAAACTGCTATTATCATAGCAAATGACCTAGCTCTGGGAAGATGGATTGACGATCAATTAATTGAAAATGACAAGTGGTACGGTTACAAAGCCTTTGCTGAACAAGCTGCTAATGCCTGCGCAATTCGAGCATCCAAAGACAAAGACCCGGATAAAGTTGATTATATCCTTGGAAAAGCCGCTACAGCCTGTGAACAGAAGCTGTTTTATAAAAAAAGCATCGACTCTCGGTTCAACAAGTTGTGTAAACTGACATAAATACAATATAGATTTTTGGAACCTAAAATGAAAACTTTTGAAATAGCTCGCCCCATAACAGCAAAGTCTCTAAATGAAACTTTGTATAAACAGTTCAATGTTAAAATTAACTTTGACAAATATACTCGTGAACAATTAGAAGATGCTCGCAACAGGTATCGTACTAATCTAGCTACTACAGAAACTACTGCTAACTTTAATGATTTGCTTTCAAATGAAAGCTATCAGAAAGACAAGTTTATTCTCAGCGTTCTAAATACAAAGATTAAAGAAATGCTAGGTGAGTCAATTGTACTTGCGGAGAAAGCGGTTAGCAAAGCACAGCAACAAGCTGCTGGTATTGCACTGGCCGCTAAGAAGTCAGGCAAGAAGCCAGCAGGTAAAGGCGCATCGGCTGAGATGTCAAAGATGTCTACAAAAGAATTGGAAAAGTTTGCTGGTACAAAACACAAAGGACTTCCAGAAAAGAAATCCAAGACTACAACAGAAGGTGCCAAGCCAGACTTTCTAGACATGGACAAAGATGGCGACAAGAAAGAGCCAATGAAGAAAGCAGTTGCTGACAAAAAGAAAAATCCATTTAAAAAAACAACAGAAGCTACCAAGCCATTAAAAGGTGGTCAAAAGAAATTAGATACTGACAAGGACGGCGACATCGACGCTAAAGATATGAAAAATTTAAGATCAAAAAAAGCAGTTAAAGAAAGCACAGAACTAAAACATCGTGCGTATCAAGCGTTCATCGCTGAAGGTATTGCCAACTACATCGCCGAAGATGAAGAAGGCAAAGCCAAATCTATCACAGCCGCTGCTGACATGGTCAATGACTTTACATCATGGATGCAACGTGTTGGTAACTATCAAACCAAGAGCATGATTGAACTAGCAGATAACATTCGCGCTAACTTTGGCATGCAAGAAGCTGAGACATTCAAGTCATCAGTTGGCACAGCACTAGAAGGTGCATTAAGCGCACTAACATCAGCTCGTGAAGAAATCAACAATGCTGTTGCTGTTCTAGCTGGCGAAGCTCCTGCTGAAGAACAAATGGGTCAAGATCCAGGTATGGACGATGTTGATGCAAACATGGACATGACAGCTCCAGACGAAATGAATATGCCAGCTGACGAGTTTGCCGCAAGTGATGCAGCTGCAGGTGGCTCAGATACAACAGGACGCATCAAGCGTGAGAGCATCGAGCGTGGCAATCGCTTGATGAAAATCTTAGGTTCATAATGCGCCTCTTTGAAGTCGCTGGTAGTCAATTCCAGGATGACCTTGCTAATGTTTTAAAAGTTATGCAAGGTCGTGCTGATACCAAACGTACTACATCTATCGTCCCGTGGCCTGCAATCAATAACATGTTGAGATCACAAGGTTATGGCGAAATTACACAAGACATAATGGCCAAAGTTAAAAATCAAGTTGATCCAAAAGGTGAACTTATCCAGGACGTTACTCCACAAGGCATTGTGCTTAAAACTCAAGTGTCGACTCCAGAAGAACCCGCAGTATCCAGCAAGGACTCTACTGCCGGCAAATCCATAGATCAAATGGCCAGCAACGCCGCATCCGCTGCCTTAAAATAAAGGTTGCACCACACTCAAAACTGTAGTATAATTAGTGATGGACACAATAACAACAATAAACCCACCACCATTTGTAGAACGTTTTCAATATAAAGCCTGTAAACAGATTAATGATCCTGTAACACGCAAGCGTGTCTATGCCACCCCCGACGGTGAGCGTCTACCTAGTGTAACAACAATCCTATCTGCAACTAAGGACATGACACACTTGAATGAGTGGAAGAAACGCATTGGTGAAGAGAAAGCACAACAAATTGTAACAGAGGCATCTGGGAGAGGAACCAGCATGCACAAAAATTTGGAATGTTTTCTTGCTGGAGTACCTCGAACGCCTGGTAATAACATAGTCCATCAAATTGCTAATAAGATGGCTGATGTTATTATTGCTAATGGATTGAGCAAAGTAAACGAAGTATGGGCAATGGAGCAGAGTTTATATTACCCGGGACTTTATTCGGGTACAACAGATTTGCTAGGCGTTTATGATGGTGAGCCCGCTGTAATGGACCATAAACAATCAAACAAAGAAAAAAAAGAATCGTATGTTGACGATTACCGGATGCAATTAGTAGCATATATCCTTGCTCATAATAAAGTATATGGTACCGATATTCGTAGAGGTGTTATCTTTATGGCAGTTAAACCGCTTGAAATAACACCCGGAGTATACGGAGAATCAAAATATCAGCAATTTGATCTATTGCCAAAAGATTTTAACTATTGGGAAGATCAATGGCTCAACAAAGTTGAAGAATATTACAAACTATTTGGATAAATGCCTATTGTACAGATATCTAGCTAAATATTTGTATGATAATTTATAAGGTTGTTAATAAAATAAACGGCAAGTGGTACATTGGAAAAGATGCAGGTAATAACGCATATTATCTTGGATCTGGAAAAATCCTCAAAAATGCAATTAACAAATATGGAAAGGAAAATTTTGAAAAAATTGTCCTTGAATATTGCAATAATAAAACACATCTAGCCGAACGAGAAAAGCACTGGATAGCTGAAAGTAATGCTACAACTGATCCTATGAGCTATAATCTGGCATCAGGCGGTGAGGGTGGAGATTTAAGCAAGTTTATAAATTATGCCACTAGAGATACTAGTAACAACACAATGCAAGGAATTAGAACTTGGTGGAAATTATTAAGTCCAGAAGAAAAAACAAACTTGTATGCTAACCAAGCTGAAAAGCGTACTAAAGGGTGGTATGTAAGTACAGTCATCAACCCAACAGAAGTGTATGTTCAAAATATATCCAAATGGTGTGAAGAACATAATGTAGATAAATCTATGCCTACAGCACTTAATAATCCTAAAAGTCACTTATTTCAAAAGCAGACAAAAGGGTGGCGTATTAGACGTGCAGACATGCCTAAATTATCCCCATATGAAAATTTACGTGGAAAAGTTATAGTTGATAACGGATGCAAAGGAAGAGGATGGAAACTTGTAGATAATAAACGAGTTTGGTACGATAAATAACACATACAGGAGAAGTTCAAAGTGGCAATAATCCAAATCTCGAAAATTCAGCAACGCAGAGGGCAAACAGCCCAAACAAATTTCCCACAATTATCCAGTGGAGAATTTGGATGGAGCATTGACCAACAAGAGTTGTACATCGGTAACGGTGCTGTTGGAGAAGGCGCCCCAGCAATTGGTAATACGAAAATTATCACCGAACACGATACCAATTTCTTTCTACTAGCCGATAACGGTTACACATACGGTAATCAAACAGTTACTGATGCCATATACAGATCTGTTCAAAATAAACTTGATGACATTGTTAGTCTAAATGATTTTGGCGATGTCAATACTGTTACCAATCACACTACTATTATTCAAAACGCAATTACCTACGCTGCCAATATTGGCAAACCCTTATACTTCCCAGAAGGCAGTTACAATATAACTGCTACAATTTATATTCCACCACTCGCTGAGCTTCGCGGAGCAGGCTCTGAAAAAACAGTTATTACCAATGTGTCAACTGCTTCAACATTCCAAACACTGGACGGAAACAATCAATCATTTAACGATGCTGGATTTGCTCTCAGTGATCGCCCACGTAACGTTCGAATTAATGGATTTACATTTGTATCTACTGTAACAAATTCGGCTCCTGTTATGCAGTTAGACTGTCTAATGAACAGCTTGATTGAAGACTGTGACTTCCTAGGCGATAGTCCAGCAAGCACACAGGCAACCGCAGTAAATCTAAGGGACACAGCGCCATATCCAGCAAATTTAACAGACAATGTAACAATTAAAAATTGTCTATTTTACAATTTAGCATCAGCTATTACAAGCAATTACGATATTGCAAATATAACTATTACAGAAAACAAATTCAAACGCCTAGATAGAGGAATCGTTCTAGGTGAAATATCAACTGGCTTGGCACCACAACAATACGGTCCTCGTCATATTCAAATCAACAGTAATACTTTTAGCAATATTAATCGTCAAGCAATTGTTTCTGGATCTACCAGCACCACAGTTATTTCAGATATCAATAGTGTAAACAATTATTATTACGATGTTGGCAATAATCAACTAGGTGACTCGCCAACTACACAGGCTACCGAAATTATAAAGTTTAGTTCTTTTGGCAATTACTCAGAAGGTGATACATTTGATAGATTAACAGTGATCAATGCCTCAACGTTTTATCTTTCGGACACTAATGCAGCAGTGGTTGTTAGACCATTAGTAGCTGGTCCTGTAGCATTAAAATCAAAAACTCCAATTGTATATACAGTACCTAGATCAAATTTTTCAAGAATTGAAATGTTTGGATATCCTCGAAACGCTGGAGTTGGTCAGAGTATCTCTATTAACTATACATTAACTAAAACAAATAATGGAGTCAATAGACAAGGTGTATTAGACATAATGGTTAACGGTACAGTTGCCACTGTAAAAGACAACTTTACCTACACTGGAGTAAATGATGGTGGTATAAATTTCTTTGCTGAAGTAAAAACTACAAAGAATCTTGTGGTTGTGTATTACAATCAACAGACAAACCCACCTGGTGGAATCATCACGTACACATTTAACGCACGGCAATAAATGTTTAAGTTAGAAGTAGAGGACAGGTTGTCAGCCTGGTCTGATCTGCGTAAGACAATTGATACCAGTGCAGATCCCTTTGAGCCATTAATTGATTTTTGGTCTCACGCTCCCTTCTGCGCACACAATCATCAGATTGATCCTTACAATTCCTCCAACTGGCCTACGCCTTGGGAAATCATAGTTGAAAATCACTATGACGATTTTACCAAAGCCATTATGATTGGATATACCTTGATGCTGACTGACCGTTTTAAAGATGCTGTTATAACTGTCAAAACACTAGTAGACACAGAGCAAAGCAGACTGTACAATATAGTATATGTAGATGATAGATGGGCGTTAAATTATCAAGACAATCAGGTAGTTAGCGCAAATAATGTACCGAGTTTATACAGGCTTGAAAACCTAGTTGAGTTAAAACGTCCTCGCTAAATATCAACTCCAGCGTAGTAAAACGAAAATAATAAAAAGATAGGTAAGCAATGATTACAGTTGTAAAGCGCAATGGCGAAAAAGTGCCACTAGATATTAGTAAGATACAGAGACAGGTAGCATACGATTGTAAAGGCATTGATGGAGTTAGTCCATCCATGATCGAAATCAAAGCACAAATAGAATTGCACGATGGCATGTCAACAGAGACCATTGATGAGTTATTACTCAAGGCCATGGTAGACTTAATTGACGAAACAGAAAATCCAGAAATCAATAATGTAAACTATCAATATGTAGCAGGACGCCAAAAGGTATCAATGTTGCGTAAAGAAGTATATGGTGAATATGATCCACCTAGGCTGTATGAGATTGTAAAGAAAAATGTCAAAGAAGGCATGTACACTTCAGAACTACTAGATTGGTACACTGAAGATGAGTGGAACATTATTGATCTATTCATTGATCATTCAAAGGATGAAGAATACACATACGCCGCCATTGCTCAGTTGGCTGAAAAATATCTTGTTCAGAATCGTGCCACAGGACAGATTTATGAAACACCACAGGTACGTTATGCTGTTGCCGCTGCCACAGCGTTTCACTCAGAGTCCAACGACAAGAGATTGAAATATGTTAAAGAATATTATGAGTGCGCTTCAGCAGGCCACTTCACACTGGCTACCCCTGTACTTGCCGGCCTAGGTACAACTACCAAACAGTTCAGCAGTTGTGTTCTCATCAGCAGTGATGACACCCTGGACTCAATCTTTGCCGCAGGTGAAATGATGGCCAAATATGCCAGCAAACGTGCTGGCATTGGTCTAGAGATTGGCCGCTTACGTCCCCTGGGTGCTCCTATTCGCAACGGCGAGATCAAACACACAGGTATGATCCCATTCCTAAAGAAATGGTTTGCCGATCTACGTAGCTGTTCGCAGGGAGGTATCCGCAATGCGTCGTGTACTGTGACATTCCCAATATGGCATGCGCAGTTTGAAGATCTTATTGTGCTAAAGAATAATCAAGGCACTGAAGAAGTTCGTGTACGTCAAATGGACTACTCGGTTGTGGTCAACGCCATGTTTTGGAACCGGTATCGCAAAGGTGAGAACATTACGCTGTTTAACCCAGCTGAAGTTCCAGATCTATACCAAGCATATTATCGTGACTCAGCAGAGTTTGAAACACTCTACTTACAATACGAAACAGACAAAAACATTAAGAAGAAAGTGGTATCTGCTGAAGACATTTTTAAAAATGGCATTCTAAAAGAGCGCACAGATACGGGTCGTATCTATTTGGTAAATATTGATAATGTTATCAACCAAGGACCATTTGACACCCGAACTGACCCAATCTATCAGTCAAACCTCTGTCAAGAAATCCTCTTACCTACAAGACCTTTTCAACGTATTGAAGACCCCAGCGGCCGTATTGCCCTTTGTACACTAGGTAGTATCAACTGGGGTGCTTTCCGTAATCCACAAGAAATGCGTAAGGCATGTCGTGTACTGGTACGTAGTCTAAGCAACTTGCTAAACTATCAAGACTTCCTTTCAATTCAAAGCAAACTGGCAAATACAGATTTTGAGCCACTGGGTGTTGGCATTACCAACCTAGCCTACTGGCATGCTCGCAAAGGTTTCAAATACGGTGAGCCAGAAGCTCTTGCTGAAGTCAAACGCTGGATGGAACACCAAGCATACTACCTTACTGAAACCAGTGTCGAGCTTGCCCAAGAACGTGGGCCATGCGGGCGTAGCCAGTACACTTATTACGGACAAGGTATATTTCCTTGGGAACGTCGTGCCAAGGGCAGTAACGAGCTAACTGACTTTACACCTAGTCTAGATTGGGAACCCCTACGTGCCAAGATGAAGCAGTACGGTATTCGCAATGCCACACTGATGGCTGTGGCACCAGTTGAGTCTAGTTCAGTAGTTTTGAACTCAACAAATGGCATTGAAATGCCAATGGAACTCATCAGTGTTAAAGAATCTAAAGCAGGCTCATTTGTACAGGTTGTTCCAGAATACCGTCGTTTGAAGAATCGCTATCAGATGATGTGGGACCAAAAAGACTGTGTAGACTATCTAAAAACTTCAGCAGTACTAGCGGTGTACATTGATCAAAGTTTGAGTACTAATACTTTTTATAATCCCGCACATTTTTCAGGCGGCAAAGTTCCAGGTACATTAATTGCCAAAAACCTAATGCTAGCATACAAATGGGGACTCAAGACCGTCTACTATTCATTAATAAACAAAGTTGGTGCCAAGGTATCAGTGACCGGTACATCCAATCCTGTATTGGCTGAACCTATTACAATATATCAAGATGATGAGTCTGATTGTGAAAGTTGTAAATTGTAAGATACTTGTAAGTTATGATAAATAAACTTATAGGAGAATATAATGGACTACCAACAGATTTATGATAAAATAATAGAAAGAGGTCAAAATAGAATATTAGACGAATATACAGAGACTCATCACATTATTCCTAGATGTATAGGCGGAACTGATGAGTTAAGTAACTTAGTAGAGTTAACTCCGGAAGAGCACTATACTTGTCATTTATTGTTAGTTAAGATATATCCAACAAATTCTTCTTTAATTTTTGCCGCCAATATGTTAACGGTACCTACTAAGTATGTAAGAAGAAATAATAAAACATACGGTTGGTTAAAAAGAAAATTTAGTGAGAACACAAGCGGTGATAATCACTGTTTAAGGAAAAATGGCGAAGCAAGGAAAAAGAATCAAGAGTATATGACAGGGCCAAATAATCCATCGACATTAAATGGCGCTTGGAATAAAGGATTGTCAGTTAAATTAAGAAAAACTGATTTAACATTAGAGGAACGAGAGAACCACTCGAATCGCATGAAGGATAATAATCCGTGTGCCGGTATTAAACCGTGGAATCATCCTAGAGCAACAGAAGTCACAAAAGCATTATGGAAAAAAGCAGATGAGATTTACAATATATGGATTACTAACAACAAACCGTCATATTGTAAATTGTACGGATTGACTATGAATAAGAATTATAACTGGAAAACCGACGGCAAGGAAGTAGGCCCGTTTATGAATCTAGTTAAGTATTTCAGGAAAGGATGGATACCAGAACAGGATATAGAATGGAAAAAGAACTGACTATAGATGAACAATTGACCGCTAGACTTGACTACTACGGTATAGCAGACTACCTAGACAAAATTGAAGAAGACGCGAAATCTGGCATTCTAGAAGCATTATCCCAAGACGATGTCTATAGAGCATTTATAGACATTGACGGCGCCCTTGTGATAGAATACAGCGGTGAATAAAATAGTAAAACCTGTAAATTATAAATTGAGAATATATCTATGTTAGAAACTATTTGTGACGTGATGTTGGATGCGTATAAACGCAATTGGATCACCAGCCGCGACGGTAATGTAAGTATTCGTCATCACGACCGTAATCACTTTTATATTACCCCCAGCGGTGTACGCAAGCAGACTCTACAACCAGATCAGTTCAAAAAAATCATGATCAAGCCTCCTTTGACCTGGAATGAAACAGGCACAGGGTTATTGGCAGAACGCTGGGGATGGAAAGAAGATCTCTATACTGATATCAGTGCCAACCTTAGACCCAGTGGAGAAATACCGCTACACTTTGGTCTACAGAAAATGATGGGACAGCACAGCCGTGAAGTCAGAGTGGTGGTACACGTTCATCCCACCTATTGTATTGCGGCCATGCATGCCGGTATTGACCTCAGCACTATCTCAGATGCGTTCCCAGAACTGAACCGTTACACCAGAGTGGCACCCAATGTACCGGATGTGGCTCCTATCAGTCAAGAGCTTGCTGATGAATGCCACAAGAGTTTACAATTAGATCCAGCTGGTAATATTGCCTATGACATTGTAGGCATTAAAGGGCACGGAGTAGTTGCTATTGATACAAACCCGTGGCGTGCCTATGAACATATAGAGCGATTGGAACATATAGCTCGTATCGTGTTGGCCAGTGGAAAATATTAAATTTGCATGGTTACCTACTAGAGTAACTAGTGGAAAAACTATATGGCTTAGCCGCTACATACAGCATCGCAGTTTGTACGATGAAACAACAGGCCGTCCACCCATAAATAGTTTGTATTTTACGTGGACAGAAACACCCCAGGAAAAAACCTGGAGATTATTAAAAGACAGTGTAGTACACAATAGAAATATCTGGAATACTCCAGACTTAACAAAACAGGATAAACAATGAGCAAAGCACAATACGATTTAAAAACGCCAACCAACTATCTAAAGCGTCGAATGTTTTTAGATGGCGCTGTTACAGTTCAGCGATTTGAAGAATACCGTCATCCACGTATCGCCAAGTTTGAAGAGCTGGCACGTGGATTCTTCTGGGTACCCGAAGAGATCAGTCTTACCAAAGACAAGATGGATCACAAAGATTCAAGTGATGCTGTCAAGCATATCTTTACCTCAAACCTGCTACGTCAGACAGCACTAGACTCAATACAAGGTCGTGCGCCTAATCAAGTGTTTAGTCCTGTGGTAAGTATTCCAGAGTTAGAAGCACTGGTCAGCAACTGGGGATTCTTTGAAACAAACATTCACTCAAAGAGCTACTCACACATTATTCGCAATGTCTACGGAGTACCTAAAGAGGAGTTCAACAAGATTCACGACACTGCTGAAATTGTAGACATGGCTGCCAACATTGGTCGCTACTATGAGGACCTACACGTTCTCAACTGTCGTAAAGAAGTTGGCGAGGATATCCCAGTATACGATCACAAGCGAGCAATATGGTTAGCCCTGCATGCCAGTTACGCTCTAGAAGCATTCCGCTTTATGGTTTCATTTGCCACAAGCCTGGCCATGGTAGAGAACAAGCTCTATATTGGCAATGGCAATATTATCTCACTGATCCTACAGGATGAAATCCTACACGCAGAATGGACAGCCTGGATTATCAACAACGTTGATAAGGATGATGCTGACTTTGTCAAATTAAAACAAGAATGTGCTGAAGAAGTATATGCCATGTACATGGAAGTTATCGCTGAAGAAAAAGCCTGGGCAGATTACCTGTTCAAGTTAGGTCCAGTTATTGGACTAAACGCAGAAATACTTAAAAACTTTGTAGATTTTACAGCATTTAACAGACTCAAGGACATCGGTATCAAGTATCTAGGTGAGCATCCAAAGTCCAGTCCTATTCCTTGGTTTAACCGTCATGTGGATATCAACAAGAAACAATCGGCACTGCAAGAAACTGAAAGTACAAATTACATTGTGGGTGTTATGAGTGATAATGTTAGCAAAGAAGAATTACCAGAACTATAAGGAATTACCAATGAAAGCTATTGTATGGTCGAAAACCAATTGTCCCTATTGCGAACAGGCAAAAAATATGTTACAATTAAAGGGTATTGAAATTGAGGAGCGTAATATTACGCAAGGTACTTGGACTTCTCAACAGTTATTAGAGTCGGTCCCTAATGCCAGAGCTGTTCCACAAATATTCTTAGATGATGAATATATTGGCGGCTTTAAACAATTAACAGAATTCTTTAAAAATGCTTAAAGTTGGATTTAGTGCTAGCCGTTGTATCAGAGACATCGCAGAAGGTCGTGTCAGTATCGACAGCGTTGTCAGCATCACTGCGAGTACAATGTGCGAAACTAAAGAACAGTGGATCGAAGTTATCGATGCGTATCACGCCGTTCCAGATTATGATCAGAGTAGTCTTGCCATGTGTGATCATGATAAAGTTATCATGGTGGCTCATGACCTGTGGGACATGGGTAAGATACATCAACCTAGACTAGTCGGTGCCCATAGAACACGCAGTCCATATGTGTGGATGGATTTACAACACACAAGTCAAGACCGTGAAAACAATCCCACCCTGCGTAAAGCATGGGAACAGGCACAGATAATTGAAGCATTGAGTTCTACATCAAATTCACAAGAAAGTTGGTAACCGTGAGTTCAATGATTCATCCGTCAGTGTATTCAACTACTGGAACTACTATAACAATATGCAGTACAAGTTCTACAGGAACTTTATTGAATTCTGCCTACACTTATAATGGAGTGCCTAACGGCGGATACACAGTTAACTCCGCTGCCTATTCTACTTCTGTGGGCTCTACTAGTCCCAGTCTACATGTTACGGGTCAGGCAAAATTTGACAGCGACGTAACAATCAAAGGACGCAGTTTGGAAAAACTGTTCAACAATGTAGAAAAACGTCTGGCAATCTTACAACCCGATACTAAAAAGTTGGCCAAGTGGGAAGCACTACAAAAAGCCTATGACCACTACAAGTTATTAGAAGCCCTGCTCCACGAAGAGGACACAGATGGATCCTAAAGATCAACATATTGCAAAACTTGAACAACAGGTCAAGCAACTAACACAGGCTCTGCAGGTCATTGGCCGTAAGGTTGAATTTCTTGAGCGTGAAAATAATCGTCGTAAAATGGAAGTAACTCAAATCTCATCATATCTTAAAAAGTAAAATAATGAAAGCTAAACTGGTATCATACTCACAACCAACTGAAGAATTTGTATCACACGGTGTAGACAACGCACAAGAGCTGATTGCTTTCTGTGCTCGTGTAAGCAATCCCTCTAATCAGCTTAATACAGAAACAAGTGAAAAGCTGATTCGTTATTTGGTCAAGAACCAGCACTGGAGCCCTCTGGAGATGGTCAGTGCCTGTATCGAAATTGAAACGACTCGTGATATTGCTCGACAGATCCTGCGTCACCGCTCATTCAGCTTTCAAGAGTTTAGTCAACGCTATGCTGACCCTACAAAAGACCTGTCATTTGTAACTCGTGAGGCAAGGCTACAGGATCCTAAGAATCGCCAAAACTCAGTTAAGATTTCAGGACTGACTCTTAATGAGCAGAATCTAATGGAAATGTGGGAGCGTAAACAGCAAGACGTTATTCGCGAAGCTGAACACGCATATGAATGGGCAATAGCCAATGGCATTGCCAAAGAACAAGCCCGTGCAGTATTACCAGAAGGGCTCACTGTTAGTCGCCTGTATATGAATGGAACACTTAGATCTTGGTGCCATTTTATTGAACTGCGTTCAGCTAATGGTACTCAGCTAGAACATCAAATGGTAGCCAAAGCATGTGCAGAAGTCATTGCCAAAGTATTCCCAATGATGACAGAATTTGTAAGTAACGAATAAAAGGAAAAATATATGTTAATCTCAAAAGGCGCCACAATTGGCGAGGTAGTAACAGTAAAGTTAATCACAGGTGAAGAGCTTATTGGCAAATTGTCCGAAGAAACTCCAACACATTATGGAATTGATCGGCCACTTACACTGGTAATGGGTGCTAAAGGACTGGGCTTACAGCCTTGGTTGTTTACAGTTGATACAGATAAAGTTATTAAGTTTCCCAAGGACAAGGTCATTGTTTGCGAACCTACCATGGAAGAAATGGCTAAAAACTATCTAACTGGAACTAGTGGTATTGCCCTGGCTTAAATAGTTTCATGTTAACTCCATCATCGGAAACTGTAATATTTGGTGAACCATTTACCACAACTATTGTAGTTTCAATATCAGATACTGCTATAGATCCAAATACTGGAGAACCTGTTACAACGGATACCCCCTCAACCGAGATTCCCACAGTGACAGCAGACTTTGTTGACCCAGGAGTGACTATAGAAACAGCTCCAGGTTTGGTCACGTTATCTGGTGCATACCAAACCATTATTCCTATAACGTGGCATTGGTTGGATCTTGGGTATCAACAGCAAAGTGGGGTTGCTCCACCGTCTGCAGGGACGTACAGTAAAATAATTCGAGTCGACAGTCCTCCACTTCTTAAAAAAGATTGCACGTACACAATAGGTAGTGATACCTTTGTCCATACTGTTGATTTGGTAAGTTATGACAGAGTAGCCAATCTGTTAAAGACTCTTGTAGCAGGAACCCCTCCATAATGGCATCACAAACAATAGCAAACACCGATAGCAAGACAACAGGGCATGGACCATACAAACCACGGCAAAGTAGCCCACCTGGTAG